ATCGCGGCAATCATTCTGATGGCAATTAGGTTCAGAAAAACACGATGACCAGCCCCCATCACCCCAACGGCTCACAGCCACACCCCATCGGCAAATATGGATCGGTAAGCGAAGCAGCCCGCAAACTGGGCGTGACGAGGCAAGAAGCAAAACGTATTTTAGGATCAAAACGCTCGGGCTTCCTTTTCGTCAGCACTGAGCGTATAATGGCCGCCAACCAATCCGCACCGTGAACGACAGAGCGAGGGAAGCATGCCAGCCGGACGGCCTACGAAATACGACCCCTCGATGTGCGACATCGTCATAGCCGCAGGCGAAGAAGGTGAAACCCTCGCAGGAATGGCCGAAGCATGTGATGTTGACAGGGCAACAATTACAAACTGGATGGATGAACATCCTGAATTTTTCAGCGCCGTAAAGCGCGGACTGCAGCGCGCGCAGGTCTGGTGGGAGCGTCAGGGCAAGCTGGCAACCTTCGGCTCAGTTCCCGGCTTCAACGCGACCAGCTACATCTTCAACATGAAAAACCGCTTCCCGAACGATTGGCGCGAGAAGCAGGACGTTGACCTCACCTCCTCCGACGGCTCCATGACGCCGCAGGCCCTGAACCTCAAGAACCTCACCGACACCGAACTTGCGGCTATGGCCAAACTCATGGCTAAAGCTCAGGCCCAACCCAAAGAGCAATGAACGCCCAGCTCAGCCCCGAGGTCATGCTGGACCTCATCCGCAAGGAGCAGGAGCGCAGGGCGGCGTCAGCATCGCTTTACGAGTTCGTTCGCCAAGCGTGGCATGTGGTTGAGCCAGGCGTCCCGTTCATTCCCTCGTGGCACATCGAGGCGATCTGCGAGCATCTTGAGGCCGTCAGCGCAGGCGAGATCCACCGCCTGCTGGTCAACATCCCGCCCCGCCACTCCAAGTCGACAATCGTCAGCGTCATGTGGCCCATGTGGGAGTGGCTCACCGATCCGGCACAGAAGTTCCTCTGCGCGTCATACTCGGGCAACCTGTCGATCCGCGACAACTTGAAGGCCCGGCGCCTTGTGCAGTCGCCGTGGTATCAGGAACGCTGGGGCCACATGTTCAGGCTGGCAGGCGACCAGAACGCCAAGCAGCGCTTCGAGAACGATCAGACCGGCTACCGCATCGCCACCTCGGTCGGCGGCACGGCAACGGGTGAAGGCGGCTCGCGCCTGATCCTCGACGACCCGCACGGCGCGCAGGATGCCCAGTCAGAGGCCATGCGAGAGTCGGCGCTGGAGTGGTTCGATCAGGTGTGGTCGACCCGACTGAACAACCCGAAGACCGACGCCATGGTCACCGTCATGCAGCGCCTGCATGAGAAGGACATCAGCGGCCACATCCTCGAAGACATCGGCGGGTGGGAGCACATCTGCATCCCGGCTGAGTGGGATGGCGCGTCTCGCAAGACGGTTCTCGGCCCGTACGATCCACGCAAGAAGATCGGCGAGCTGATATGCCCGGAGCGCTTCGGCGAGAAAGAGATCACCACCCTCAAGCAGCTGCTTGGCGAGTACGGGACGGCTGGCCAGCTGCAGCAAGACCCGACCCCGAGCGGCGGCGGCATCCTGAAGACGGACTGCTTCCAGCTCTGGCCAGCCGACAAGGGGCTGCCGCAGTTCGAGTACATCCTGCAGTCCTACGACTGCGCCTTCACCGAGAAGACATCGGGCGACCCCACGGCCTGCTCGGTCTGGGCGATCTTCACGCACAACAACGAGCGCAACGCCATGCTCATTGATGCGTGGGATGAGCATCTGTCTTACCCTGACCTGCGCAACCGGGCGATCAAGGACTGGGGCACAGAGTACGGCGGCACGACCGTCAAGGACGGCATCAGGCGCGCACGCAAGCCCGATCGCATCCTCGTCGAAGCCAAGGCCAGCGGGCAGTCCCTGCTGCAAGATTTGCGCCTAGCGAAAGTGCCTGCGGTCGGGTATAATCCGGGCATGGCGGACAAGGTCAGCCGCGCGCATCAAGCCGCGCCGACCTTGGAGCTGGGGTTGTTGTGGGTGCCGGAGAGCGGGAAAAACCGTGGGCACGCTGTGAGTTGGGCGCAGCCCTTCATGAAGCAGCTCAGCAAATTCCCGGTGGCCGACCATGATGACTACGTGGACACGTTCACTCAGGCGATCATCTACCTGAAGAACGACGGATGGTTCGAACTGCCGCAAGCTCGTGACCGTGACGAGCCCAAGCAATACAAGCGCGAGAAGGGAAACCCTTATGCCGTCTAAAGAAAAGCCAGTCTGGGACAAGAAGCGGCCTAAGGGTCTCGGCCAGAGCAAACCCCTCTCGGACAAGAAGAAAGACAGCGCCAAGCGCATGGCCGAGGCTGCGGGCCGCCCCTATCCAAACCTCGTCGACAACATGCGGGCCGCGAGGAAGAAATGATCGACAAAGACAGCCTGCCGCTCGACAAGCCGCGCCGCACGCCCGACCACCCGACCAAGTCTCACGTGGTCAAGACGCGCGTTGACGGCAAGGAAAAGATCATCCGCTTTGGTGAGCAGGGTGCCAGCACGGCAGGCAAGCCCAAGGAGGGCGAGTCGGATCGCATGAAGCAGAAGCGCGCCTCGTTCAAGGCTCGCCACGCAAAGAACATCGCCAAAGGCAAGTCGAGCCCGGCTTACTGGGCGAACAAGGTCAAGTGGAAGACTGGGGGCGCTGTGGGGCTTGAGGAACTGGACGAGAAGTACGAGGGCATCAAGAAGCCCGACTTCTCGCTGCTTGAATCGTTCCAAGATTTGATCCGTACGCTGCAAAGCAAGGCCGCAGATGCGGGCACGCAGGAGTTTGATCCCCTGCGCGCTCTGGGCCGCAGCGGTGCAGCCGGAAGCTTGGAAGACCTTTACGAAGCCTACTCTGACGAGCCGAGGCCGCACTCTGCCCGCGCCGAGGCGGGGGGCAATGCCAATCCCGATCGAGCGAAGTCGGCTCGGATGGTGTTTGATTCCTTCAAGGCTGCCGGGTTCTCTGACGCGCAGGCTCGAGCTCTGACGGCTGAGATCAACCGCGAGAACGTCTTCAACCCGGTGCATCTCTTCGGCACGCATACCGACGCCGCGAACCGCGCCACCAACGTGGGCATGCTAAGCTGGCAGGGTGACCGGGCTGATCGCCTGATGTCGTTCATGGCTGATCGCGGCCTGATCGATCCGGCGGGCCGCATCGTTCCCGGTCAGGACGCCCTCAACGCGCAGGCCGAGTATCTGCGCTGGGAGATGGAAAACGACCCCAGCTACGCCAGAACCCGTGAGACGTTCCTGAGCAATCCGGAGATCGACCCCGAGACGGCGCACGACATCTTGGGCAAGAACTTCATCCGCTGGCGTATTGATGACCCGAAGTATCGGGGCAGCGGCTTTGACCGCATCAGCGAGGGCTACGACATCCTCAACATGGCTCAGGGCTTCGCCGAGGGCGGCCTTGCCGAGTTGACCCAGAAGTACGCTCCGGGCGGCAAGGTCGAGAAGGACGAGCTGGCCGAGGCTGAGCGTCTGCGTGACCTGCAGCTTATGGCCGAGGAGCGCAACCCTAACGCTGTCCCGGCTGTGAAGCCCGGCATGCTGGACCTTCCCGGAGGTGTTGTTGATCGTCTGGCGCTGATCAACAAGTACCTTAACCCAGTTGAGGCGATCGGTGGCTCAATGCGTGCGGGCCGCGATATGATGGCACCTGACGCAAGCGGCTACGAGCGGTTGGAAGCTTTGGGCAACATGCTCTCGGGCGTTGCTGGTGTTGCTGGACCTGCAGCCGTTGCCAAGCGCGTGGGCGCACCAGCTGCCACGGCTCTGATGGAAAGCCTGCTCGGGGCATCGCCCACCAGCGAGGCTGTGGCCGACATGGCTCGCAAGTATGCCGTCGATGAGTATGGCGGCGTTAAGGTGCCGCGCGCCCCGTTCGACAGCGGTCGCGGCATCGGCGACAATGGCGGCCCCTCAATGGCAACTAATCCTATCGGCTCGGTCAACCTGCCGCCCGGCAGTGACCCTCGTTATCGCGGTGCGGCCCCAGATCGCTCTGGCGGCTCCTTCACCCGGTACACGCCGAAGAAGGTGCCTGAGCGCATGCGTCGCCTGATTGCGGCGACGGATGACCCGGAAAACCCGATCAACGCCATGTTCGACAATTACATTGAGCGCGGCGTGCGGCTGAAGGGCAGCGACTGGTACAACACCGAAGAGATGCGCGACTGGTTCGTCGGAACCTTGGGTAAAGATGAGGGCGA